GATGGTTAGCAGGTCTATCTGTTCTGTTGCCTCAGGGGCCCGACGTTTCAGTTCCCCCATCCGCGTGACCGTAGCAGATACAGCGTCCAGTGCGCGCACCGGCATCTGTGATTCTATCCGTGAATGTACTGCAGTTGCACACGCCCGTGACAGATACTGTGACCCTAATCCGTCTGACATCTCTATCTTATGTTCTACTCTTAAGAACTCGCCCACAGAGAGTATATTACACTTAGCGGGCTGAGCTCGAGCGTTAATTGCAGCCATTCGATCATGTACATCTATTGCGGCTTTGACACTGCGTATGGCTATTAACACGTCATCACCGTTGTGTACAGAGTCGACAACATCTGGATGTTCGAACACACCTGCTATGTCCATATACACATAGTTGAGGACGGTATTTATGAATGTCGTTAACCTAGAACCAGACAATAATGTTCCGTTTGGCCTGTAAGGTCCATCTTGTAGCGGATATACCATGATGTCAGTATAGCTGTCTAAGATCCAGTTCATTGCTGCAAGCTGCTCCTCAGACATCGCTGGTGCAAACACATCTCGGTAGGCTTTAATCACGGCTATCATGCTTGAGGTGGAGTGCTGAGCATTGAAGTCGTCGAAGTCATAACAGAACGAGTCACAGCCTTCTAACATCGCTTTCAGACGTTTGTGTACTCTTCCCGCCTCCGCATCTTCGCCGACCGGAAACCTGTGCTTCAACACCTCTTCACAGTTAAACATGGCGAAGTGTGCGACTGTTGCTGACGTTAGATCAACGCCGTAGATTGCCCTTTCCTTCCCCCACTCATATTTAGTTGATGCCCAAGCTCGTATGGCTGGCTTGCGTGTGAACATTTGCTCAACGTGTTCTATCGGCATGCTGTTGAGTGTTACGAACTTGGTCCTGTATCGGTAGCTGTCTCTATTGATGTACTTCTCATCTGCTGCATGTTGCGAATGTACACTGCCTGCTGGTGACCACTCCCAGCGTGCTGCTGCGAAGTCGTTCAAGCTCATACGTTTATACTTGAATCCGTGGCGGACACCCATGTTGAAGACAGATACTGCTTTGGCATATACGGTCTCTGGCGCTACATCAATGACATCAGGGTTTAGCCTATGCTCTCTTTCCATTTGCCAATTTACTGCACCATACCCTCGGTTGACCAGCGTGTTCAACTCAAACAGCTCAGTGAGGTCCAACATATCCCTGGAGTGTAGTGCCTTCATCTTGACAGATACATCTTTAAGCCTGTCCATGGTCATACCTAAGTCGTCTGTCCATAAGTAGGAGCTGAATGTGACTATCCTCGCCTGTGTCAAGCCGGCTACGACTACATACAACAATGCCGATGATGCGAAGGCCTCTGTTACTCCTTTCATTGCCTTTAGATTCTCCATCATCGCCGTGAACAGTTCTCGACGCGATGGATCACGTCGGGCTATATCCCATATCTCCTCAGGCCGAAGATGAGTGTGATGTTCTCCACTCACCGCAGCTCGGTCAAAAATGCCCGGTTCAACTTGCTTAATTTCGGGTACAGTACGAGGGACTGTTGCAAAGAGCCTACGTATCATCTGTGCTTTGTTATTCTTCGTGAAGTCGTATCCGTCCACTTGCGAATAAGCAGCGGACACAGCCTGACGTATTTCCGGTGGTAGAGTGTCAACGTTCGTGTTCACGTCAAGATAATACAGCCTTACATCTCCTAAACGCTGGCTGTAAAGCCGCACAGACCCTTGACCTACGTTCAACATGGTCAACCCATACCAAGTGGAGGTATCATACTCCACATGCACCAACACATGTGTGGCTTTTGATCTTGTCACCACAGACAAGTATGCACCTCCGACAGCAACAAATACAGGAATGAATTTGCTTGACGCTGCCCGTAGAGACCTCGGTGCTCTACGCCCACCATTGTGAACCCTAGCGGCTTTAGGCAGGGACGGGTCAACATTATATAATGTAACCTCGTCACCCGGGCTCGGACCTAAAGCCTGCATACGGGGCGATTCTAGTCTCCGCCCACATCTTGTACATCTTGTATCCCTGGCTCTGGCGGGATCACCCCAGCCTGAACACGTTCGACAAATTGAAAATCCGCCTCACGCCTATCGATAAAGCCACGCAGCTGTCTCAGATGTTGACCAACCATTATACGGACTGTTGCAGGTGAAGTGAGCCCCCCGGTCGCACCATACTCACAGATCATGTCAGCTTGTTCCCTCCGGGGGAGACTAACCATCTGGGAAGTTATTGAGAAGTTGAAGTCGACTGTCCCTCGATAGAATTGAGCATGTATCGGGGGGAGAGATATGAATCGGTTTTGCCGAGGTTCAAGCCCTGTTACAGTGATTGTTTCACCTAAGTACTCGTCTTTCACCATCAGGGGCCATGTCCAAGACGATTCGTTTGGTGCATAGGGCCGTTTCCCATTAACTAGCTGCATAGACGTGCTAATATTGATGTCGTATCCACACAACCTAATTGCCCATGCCCAGTGCCACAGTTGATATGGTGTAGCTTTCCAACCTAGCCTGTTTCGCTCCAGCTTGCTCGCGTCTATTGACCCCCTTAGCGTGAAAGGTGTTACGTCTTTGAACGGATTTAGCGGCAACAGCAAGGTGGGCACACCTGCAAAAGGTGTTCTTTCAACGACAATGTATTGTACGTCATGCTCTTCGACTATTCCATAGTTGGCTACAGCCCTCGCATCTTGCGCAGTAACTCGAACACGTCGCCCGGTGACTGGTCTATCCAGCCGGTTTGTGTGCGTGAAGGCTATCCCTGACATCCCACTCAGAGGTACTGGATGTCTTAGTGCTTCTGATGCTGCGGCTGGTAAATACATCTGGGGGCTTACGAACATAGATTCTGTGGCGAATAGGTCTGTCGGATTTTCCTCGACATTATAGCGTAGTGACCTTACTGCAAGACCCGTTTGGTACGCTTGCGCATATATGTTAGCTAAGAGCAATATTCTCTCTTGCTTCGCGTTTAACATCCGCCATTCCGCCAAAGCCCTGTGTGATACAAATGCTTTCTCGCCTTCGTTGAAGAACGGATACCTACCACGTACAGCCTCAAATCTTGGTAGTACTACCTGCAGCTCTTCATCAAGCCAAACATGTCCTTCAGCTGTTGCCGGGACCATCTGCGCCATCATAGAGACTATGACGTTTAAGGCAACTGAGAAACTACCATATAAACCATTATGCGCTACATAGGACAGTAATGTTCGCCAAGATTCCCCTGATGTCAATGTTGGGGGCATCGGCTCGATATTAGGTCCCTCTCCAATGAATTCGACGAGCCCTCCGACTTGTTGCGCCCTACGGTACGCTACTCCATCTACTAGCTTGGGTAATTCAAAGTCTAACCTATATCGAGTCGTTCTGTTCCACTTACCCAACATTAGTAATACGAATCTAGCTTCTTTCTCAGTTAAACATGACAAGTCTATCATCTGCCCTCCTGTGGCTGGTATGTAATCGTTTGCGTGGTGGAAATGTGGGATGTTGTCCTCCGCATTACCGCACGGCCATCTTAGCGTTGCGACTTCCTGAGGATAGTTCTCGGGG